TCAGAACAAGTATTATCCGTAATCTCTTTGATACCCAAAAAATTTCCACGATTTAGACCTTTATAATATTGGTCAACTAAACCTGATATTGTATAAACCTTATTATATTGAAAATTATAAAACGTATCTTCGCAATTTACCGCCTCAGAAACATTTGTATACCCACTCCAATCTAAACCGAAATAATACGATCCTATGAAATCCTGATATTGTGAACTACTTGTATTCAAATTAAAGGCAGGATCAGTTGATGAATTATTCCACCCATATTCCTTAATATTTGGAACTAAGAAATACGCCCTCCTTGTTTCACTCAACTCTAAACTTGGTGATTGATCCCACTTGATTTTGAATCTGTACTTACCTTGTGTTGGCACCCCTATTTCAGGATCTTGACTCAATACTTGTTCACCAAATTCATTTGTGGTTACATAGTCGAGATTCATGGGAACCTCCAATAACCAAGTACCATCTTCGTCAATTACTTTTCCTCCGTTTGGAAGTTCCGCCTGTTCCAAGATAGGTAATCCATTTGTGTCTTGAAAGATGGTTTGTCTAATGGCAACAATTTCACCTGGACCCGCATTTAAATTACACAAATCACCCATTTCTGAAGGTGGTACACAGTTTCTTGACATGGCTTGATCATTTTGGTTTGTTACCAATGATCCCATAAACAAAGCGGTGGGCTCGATAGTTACACCCACATCTCCCAAGTTAAAATCGTATCTTACGATTCCAACTTCACATAACTCAGGTTGACCCCAAAATGGTTGTACGTTGACACTCTGATTCAGTGTGACAATTTGAGGTAGGGATTGAAAATCGGACGATGTACTAAATGTTGCCGAGTTAAAGTCGCTCGAACTGGCTCTACCCATTCTAATGAGGTCCTGAGGTGAAAGTGAGAATGGACCCATATCTGAGAGGTCCAAGTTCATAACTAAAGTTTGTGTACCTGTTGGCACACCCATAATCATATAGTCACCACTACCATTTGTTTTTACAGTGTATTTGTAGTATTTGTCATAAACCTGAATAAGGGCTGGATTTGTAAGGATATCATTCTTACTTGGAAAAGTACCCGTTGGCACGTGACCTGAATGGTTTGATTCATAAGGTAAAAGATTGTATCTATATCCATCTTCATTTACATCTTCAATAGTTTCGTAAGGATATAATTCTCTGATGATCTCATTATTGAGATCCTCATCTGTAATTGGGACAAAAATTGATAACTTGGCGTTTGGGATACCATAACCACCATTGGAGAAAACACGTCCAACAACGACACCATAATCTGCACACATTCTTGTGTAGACATCTTCGCTTCTAATCTTCAGTGATAGAATCTCAATTTGATCAAAGTCTTGATCTAATTGTACGTTGATTTGCCTATCTACACCTACTTGGGTTCTTATTCTATATGACTTGGACATTAAAACAAACTTTCTATGATAAATAGTTTATCCACTATTTTATAAAAAGTAATCTAAATTCGAGAAAACTATAGATTAGGAAAAGTTTGTAGTCTGATAATTCTTAACTCTTACGGTAATGTCTTTAGCCGGAAATCTGACTTGATAGATTTGATTGGGCTCTGCAAAAATTGTATTATCAACCAATGATATTTCTTTGGTTGCGGCATCTGAATATGGCATCGATGTCTGAGAGGAACTATATTGACCCCCAACTTTATTGAAGATCTTAATTTCACCAACACTAATGACACCATTTTCAGATTGTATTAGTCGATTCAATTCTGACACTAAAATGTCTTCACCCATTTCTCTAATTGTTGGACTAAAGAATGTCGTCACTCTATCAATAATATTTGATATAACCGCTCCTTGATTCTGAGTAGAGTCTAGTACCGCTTGCACATCAACCGCCAAATCAATTACCTGAGCATTTCCGATCTGAACATAGTCATTAATCATTCTATAGTTTGATAGATACTCAGCTAAATTTTGTTTCATAGTTTGTGATACTTCAGATGTAAGATTTCCTGAAGAATCGTATGATAAAACATTTATGAGAATCTTGTTGTTATTCTCAGTAATAGAGACTTTTGCTGGTGCTCCAAATTGACCTGGCATATTTCTGATAATGGCCTCATAGTCGTTGATCGTTACCGCTCTATTTTGAGCCGAGAAGTTGTATGTAACGTAATTTCTGACCTCTTCAGTGGATGGATACCCTGCACCTCCAATTGCTGCGGTAACGTTGTTACAAGCTAAAGAATTGATTACGGAATTGTTTATTACATCGGAAGGTCCGTTTACAAAGAAATCTACCGAACCAATTTGGTTGATGACGTTCACACCTAAGTTCGTCCCCTGACCACCACCGATTCTATACTGAATGAATAGTGTTGTGTTTGCTTTCGGTGTTGACCCCAAAGACATCATATTGTTTTGGTATCTTTGGATTTTAAGTGGAACGTCCAAAGCGGTAAATTCACGTAATTGATCTTCAGCAGTGTTTGTACCCCCACCGAAAGTAATTTTCAAAAATCCTTCAGGGGTATATTCGGTTATAAATCTTTCTTGTGTTTGGATGTATCTTCCAACCTTGATTGATGGATCATCTGATGGTTTTGTTGGATCTTCAATAAACACTCTACCTTCGGCTAAAGCTGGTACTTCATACCATCTACCATTAACACCTAAAAATTCTTGTGGTGTTGGTACGTTTGAATATGAGGTTCCATCTCTCTGTATAATTGATGTTACACCCAATACATTTTTTTCAGGTAGGAAGAATTCAAAGAATGGACGTACATCGTTTGGAGTGATTACTCTTTTGAATACTTTTGTAATACCATTTACAACAGTCTCTCTTTTTGTGATGGTATAGTTGATTAGATTACCACTGGCATCAAAGTTTGGTATTTTGAGTCTGTTTGGGAAACCATCTTGATTGAATGGTGATGAAAAATTGATGTCGTAAAGATTTTCAAAGATTTGTCCCGATCCAATGACCTGACTTCCGGCTCTTAATGTACCCAAATATCTTTCATCTTCTTTATCACCAAAGGCCGGTACTGTGATAGAAAAATCTACAAGTGCAATAGAGGGTCTCTGACCTGGAATTTTCAGACCATATGTCCTGGCAATATTATAAATTGATGATCTTTGTTGTGCAAATTGAAGAACGGTTTCTTGAATACTTCTATCGATGTGATAGTGTAGGTTGTCAGCAACTGCAGCGTTCAAATCTAAAAATACTGAGAATACCGATGCGTCATTGAAATTATCAATTAGTTCGGGATAGTATGTTTTGGTATAGTTTATAAGTTCCTGACGGATCGCCGCAAAGTCTCTTACAGTATAGGATATTCTTCTTTCTGCCATAATCTTAAATATTTATGATAACGAAATCTTTTGTGTTGAAAACATCATTAGTTATTGAGTAATCAATCCTTACCGTTGCCGTGTACTCAGAAACATCTTGATTGGTTCTTCTAAGAGCAGGATCTATAACTCCACCCGCCTCAGTTGCTGTAAGACCGGCCGCCTCACCTGTAGGTGCGGTGATGGATATATTCGTCAACTGTAATTGTGGCATAAATTTTTGTACTGAATCTTTAATTTCAGCTTCAATACTTTGAAATGTGGGTCCGTCTAATGGTTCAAAAATATACTCCAACAATCTTGTTCCGAAATCAGGTAAAAAATAACGTGAACCTTTTCTTGTCAGAAGAAGATGAATAAGATTACTTCTAACCTCCTCAGCAGGAAAATCTGTGAGATCCAAATATTTTCCATCGAATGAATCTACGAAGGGAAAAGTTAAGCCATATGTTTTGCCGTTTGCCATATCTGATAAATATACCCCATTATTTTTTTTAGGATATAAAAAAACCCACCACTTTTGTGATGGGTTTATCGTGCATTATGAACCTTTTTGGGGTTTTATGCCTGACATGCCACGCATTCGAGGTCATTCAGATTTAGTTTCTTTCTTGCAAAAGCCTGAGCAGAATTCATTGAGTGTTGGTAATAAAGTGTTTTTACTCCCAACTTCCATGCATCTATAAGAAGTTTGTTTACATCTTTAGTTGGCATATCAGGTGAAATCATCAAGTTCAGGGATTGAGCCTGATCGATAAAATCTTGTCTGACAGCCGCCTGATTGACAATAGACGATTGGTTGACCTCAGCAAAAGTTCTGAAGATATCCTTTTGTTCATCCGTCAAGAAATCCAAGTGTTGAACTGATCCATCATACTTTTTGATACTATTCCACACTTCTTTTGTGTCTTTTCCCATATCAGAAAGTAATTTTTTTAGTATAGGGTTTTTGATAGTAACTTTCAATTTAGCAACATCCTTCACATAAGCATTTGACCAAATTGGTTCAATGGATTGTGAAACCTGTCCTAAGATAAATGCTGATGAAGTTGTAGGTGCAATTGCGTTTAATGTAACATTACGTCTTCCGTAACCCACCAAGTGTTCTGGTTCTCCAAATTGTTCTGCCAACTCTTTCGATGCGTTGTATGACTTATCTTTAATCAATTTAAAAACCTCAACATTCAAACGAGCAGTTTCCTTACTATCAAAAGGAAGACCTTTTGACTGTAAAAGGGAATGCCATCCAAGAACACCAAGACCCAAAGCTCTTTGTCTCTTAGCGAAATTGTATGCTTTCTCTAAATAAAAGAAAGCTCTTTGACCTTCCAATGTACCGTTGTGTCTGAGACTGTCAATTTTATCAACAAATTCAGTGACAACCGCATCCAAGAAATAAATCATGGTCTCAACAGCATCTGTGTCTTTCCATTCATCGTAGTGAAGCAAATTCATAGATGATAAAACACAAACAAAAGATTCTTCTTCAGAATTATGAAGTGCAATTTCAGAACAAAGATTAGAATTATAAATTTTCATATCTTTTTCTTTATATACCTCAGGTGCATTGTTATTCACCGTGTCGGTGAACATAATATAAGGATATCCAATTTCACCTCTTCGTTGGATTACTTTAGCCCATACAGCTCTTTTCTCTTCATCACCACTAATCATTTCTTTCATGAATTGATCAGTCACAGTGACTGCGTGAGTTAGATCTTGGATTGGGAAACCTTCAGTTCCAATTTCCAAAAACTCCATAATATCAGGATGTTCTAGGGGTAAGTATGGTGAGAATCTTCCTCTACGAGTTGAACCTTGTGAAATGTTATCCACAACACTCTGAAACAAATTCATGAAGTGAACCGATCCTGGTGCATGTCCGTTGTCAGTGATTTTAACACCACGTCCACGGATATTACCGAAGTAACCTGATGTTCCTCCACCCATTTTACTCATTTCACCAACTTCAGCTTGAGTGTAAAGTATTGATTCAATGTTGTCACCAACATTAGAACCAAAACAACTCACTGGAAGTCCACGTACTTTTCCAAAGTTTGCCCATACCGGTGATGATAATGAATACCATCCTTTACCCATATAATTGTAAAACTTATCCGCAAATCCTTCGATTCCTAATAATTTTTCCGCATGTTCAGCAATAACTTTGATTCTTTCCAAAGGTTGTTCACCTTCACTCAAATACCCCCTGCGAAGAAAGGTGATTGACTCTTCATTTATCCATTCAAAAGGTTTTCTATTTTCCATGTGATTTTTTATATATATTAAAATAGGTCGTTTAACGTAATTGATTTTGATTTTTTACTGTAATTGATACTTCTCTTGTTGAAGAAATCTGTGTGTTTGGTTGTTAAGATTTCGTCATCAAACCATTCTGTGGTTTCCAACAATTTCTTATCAACTTTGAACGCATTTTCTATACCAATAGAGTTCAATGATAGGTTGAATCTGTGTTTTATAAACTCCAAGGTTTGAGCTTTTGTAAGGAAATCAAGATCTCCCATTTCGAAGATCCAATTTACGATCTCAGCTTCAGCTTCGTAAGCCTCAAGGGTTGCATCCACAATATCTTCAATCAACTGTGGTGACCACCAAGTTGGGTTTTCTTTCTTGATTAGATTGACTAAGTCAAATCCAAATTCAGCGTGAATGTTTTCCTCTTTGGATGTCGCTTCAACAGCATTGCTTGTACCTTTCAATACATTTTTATGTTTGTTGAAAGACATAATTACCAAGAATTGTGAGAACAATGATACGTTTTCCACAAACATTGAAAATAGGATTACTGATTCAAAGTATTCTTGGTTCTCAACTGTCTTTGAGTTAGCAATCGTTTTTTCCAAATACTTGATTCTGCGTCTGATTGCCGGTACTTCCATTAAATTTTGGAATTCAGAGTTCAGACCCAAAAGTTGGATTAGGTGTGAATAAGCGTCTGCGTGTCTAACTTCAGACTCCGCAAAAGTAGCTCCTACGTTTCCAATCTCGGGTTTAGGTAATCTTTTATAGATATCACCCCAAAAGGTCTTAACCGCAATCTCGATTTGTGAGATCGCCAGCATCGCTCTTTGTACCGCAGTTTTTTCTTTTTCATTCAAGTGTACTTTGAAGTCTTGAATGTCCGAAGTAAAATTGAACTCTGTATGAACCCAATATGAGTGACGAATTGCGTCAACATATTCACTCAATTCAGGGTATTCATAAGGTTTTAAGTTCACCCTTTTAGAGAACACATTTGGACGATTAACTGAACGGTAAATAATATATTCTTTAGCCACATCATTTAGTCCATTATCCATCAATTTATTTTCAACCATATCGTGAATTTCATCTACGTGTGGTACTTTGAGTTTATCTCCTCTATAGAGACTTTTCTTTGTGATACGTGCAATTTTTTCAGCCATTTCTTCGTCGACCTTACCAACGCTTTTCATAGCTTTCATTACCGCATTTCTGATCTTATCAGATTCAAATAAAACTCTGTCACCACTACGTTTGATGACATATCGTGTATCACTAGATATCATATCTAATAACTCTTCCATTTCTTATAATTTTTAAAATTTAGTTTTGTTGTTCACGTTGTTTTCTTTTTTCCATGAGTTCTTTGATACGATCACGTTTTTGTTCTTCCTTCTTTTCTTCAAATCCTAAGAAGGTTACCGAACTTTCCGTGTCAATCTCCAACATTTCATTATCAAACTTACAGTTCTCGAAAACAACACCATCTTTACCAATACGAGATTTGGTAATGGCGATGGTAGCCAAGTTCATTTCTTTTTGTTGTAAGGTCTTTGCCACGGAAATGATAACGTGACCTACTTGAGCCTTCTTAATACTACCACCCATCTGGTCGGTGGTTACAACCTCAGAAGATATAGAGCTTCTGTTACCCTGTGTTGCGGTCCAACCAACAACATTCAATTCATGACAGAGAGCTTCAAAACCTCTCATTACTGAACCTTCACTTTTCCATTCATCACCCAAGTTCTTATCGGGAACAATACAGTCGATATAGTCGATCAAAAGCATATCAATCCTATGACCATCGGCAATCATCTTGCGGATCATATTTTTGATTTGAGTCATCGTGTGGGTATCTGAAGGTAACTTCTTTAAGTATAACTTATTTGTCATTTCTTCTTTTACCTCACGAGCTTTCTCGAGAACTTCATCTCGGTGATTTGGTAAATCGTCAGGAGCAATACCTGTCCACATGGTAAAGTGCTTTCTTTGAATAACCTTAGGGTTATCCTCAAAAAACAACTGCAATACACTGTATCCGTTGTTGAACGCACTGTTAGCAATCTTGGTTAATACTGTCGTCTTACCAACACCTGTGGGAGCTAATATCACACCCAATTCACCCTTGGCTAATCCACCCTTGAGGAGTTTGTCTATACCCACAATTCCCATAGGGATCGGGTGTCTAAAGTCCTCGTTGAGTACATCGTCTAAGTTATTGAAAACATCTTCAATTTTGTTGTTGTTTTCTCCAATTTGAATGGCTGTTCTGAATAATTCTTCCAACTTTTCATAGTTCTCAAATTCACCATTGTCTAGAATTTTTTGAGACTGAACAATCGCTTTTTGAAGTTCTTGTTGTTTGCAGAATTTTAGAGCTTTTTCTTGTACAAAACTAACACCGTCCACAGGTGAGTCTTGAACTTGTTTGATGGTATCATTCAAGATTTTCAACATAAGTTCCTGAGGGAACTCACTTTTGACTATCTGTGAAAGAGTTTCGTACGAAGGTGTACAATCGTACTTTACATAGTACTCCTTGATTAATTGGATTAAGGTCTTAAAGTACTTATTCTCAAAATGAGAAGGTTCGATTACGTCAATGATTGAATGCGAAAAATCTTTATCTAAAATTAGTTGGTTTAGTAGTTGTAATTGAAATGTATTTCCGAGATATTCGAAGTTTCTTTTTGACATAATTTTTATTTCCTTTTCTGTAAGTTATAAATACGCTCAAGCCAATGTATAGTTCAGGAACTGAGTATTAAAATCTCGCCCTGAAAAGATGTCAGTAAGGTTCCGAAGTACACTTTTTGCCTCTTGGCGTATGTCTACGGTGTATCTTATTTTAGGTGGAAAAATTTTAGCATCTAATGTTCTTTGACAAATTGTCTGTTCTCCGATTCTGATGAAAAAATTGAAATTTTCTGGTGCATCGGTATTGTCAGTATCCAAAATTGTGGAATCTTCCATAATCTCATATTGGTTGTCGAGCATGTAGACAACAGTTCTCATTTTCAGGGTTTGTTCGAACGCTTCTACTAAATCTTTTACATATTCATAGAGGTCAACGGAGAGTCGTGCGGTGGAGTTATATCCTCGTACATTGAAGTAACGTTGAATAACAATGTTGTTATTCAATGTGATCAAAAACTCCATTTTAACAATATCTTGTTCTTTCATAATAAAATTAATTTGATTGTTTAAATTTTCTTTTTTCTTTTCTTGTTAGTTTTGTAAACGGTTTGACGAAGTTTAGAAAAGCTTCATCGGTTTTAGGTAAAAATTTGAAGAAACCATCGTCTGTCATCATTCTGATAAGATTCTTCGACCCCCTACCCTCGGGGTCAATTGTTTCACGATAATAAAGTTGGACAAGTTCTTTACCTTCCTCAGTAATCATTGGATTGGATAAATCCACGATTCTCTTGTTGACATCAAAGAATGTTTCCCCGAGTTCACCGTCTTTTGTCTTTCCTTTGACAAGATTCTGTAGTGCTTTGTTAGTTTCATTCTCCTGAAGAAGTTGATTGGTTTTAGATAAAATATGATCTACAGAAACCACCTCGTCAAGGACCTCAGGAAAAAACTTCAGAAAAGTCTTCTCACCAAGTCTCTCGATACCATCAATATTATCGCTCTTGTCACCCATTATCACCTTAAGGGTCAAGATGTTTTGATGAGGGATTTGGTTACCCATTATGGATACTTTATCCCCCATCTTATACATAACTTTAATCATCGGTGAATAGATGGATGTTGTCGAATCGATGAGTTGTAATAGGTCTTTGTCAGCGGTAAAGATGATTTTATCTTCATCTTTAGCCACTTGACAATAGTAAGCAATTAGGTCATCAGATTCATTGTTGTCAACCCTGAGTTGACGCACGAAACATTCCTCCAAGTATTCTTTGACTCGTTGTTTTTGAATAAGATATGATTCGAATTTGAATTCGTTCATATCTTGTCTACGATTCAGTTTGTACTTGGGATATATTTCACGTCGTTGGGATGAGTTGCCGTCACCGTCCCAAAAGACAATGACCTTGTCGTAGTTGTGCTCATCCAACTGTTTTCTAAGTGTGTTGAGAAAGTGGAAGACTCCACCGATGTGATTTCCATCAACGAAGAATTCACGGACTCCATGGAATCCGATTTTAAATAAATTATCTCCATCTACTAAAAGAGTTTTCACTTCTTACCTTTTGAAAGGTTCGACATAGTGTAAATTTGATAAAGGGTACGCAGAAATCCTACGACACCTATTACTATAAGGAATATACCCAATCCTAACAACATATTAGAGTACCTCAGGGTCTTTCTCTTCATGAAGGGAAAAGTCTCCGTCTGAACCAATAATTTCCTTCCAGTAGTCTGAATGTTCTTTCTTGTAAGACTCAATAGAAGACTTCTCTTCGGCAGTATCCTTACCCGCCAAGAAACCGTGAGGAGTAATAATAATCTTTCCGTCTTCATAACCCAATCCGTTGATGTGGTTCTTCATTACAGAGATTTTTGAACGGATTGCGAACTTCACCGTTCTCTTGTCTTTGGTTGCGGTGATCTTTGTGGTACCGGCACCTTTCTGGTTACCGAACAAGAATACCAAAGATGAATTAAGCCAAACTGACTCACCACCTTTAGCTTTAATTTTGGGTTGTCCAAATGGATTATCTGGTAGTTCAACCCATGGTTGATTCACAATAACCAAGGTGTTTTCGTTTTTTGAATCCGCTTTTCGTGAACCTGAAATTCTTTGGTTGATACCCATTCCGATTTTGTCAGCAAGTGTCGCTGCGTTGTGTTGCTTTCCACCCTTACCTTCATACGTCATTTTCGATGGTACCGATCCGATTGAATCCCAAAGAAACAACAAATCATATTCCAATTCACCCTTCTCTTGAGCATCCAAAAGATCATTGATGTATTCGGTGATTTGTTCAATGTAACTAAAGTTGTTATTGAAAATAAAGAATCCGTCCCAATCGATTTCACCAGTCTCTTGGTCTACAACTTCTTCACACTCAAATCCCATCAAACGTGCGTGTTCAAAACTCCACTTCTGTTCTGTAATGATAAAAACGGGAAGAACGTTTTGTTTTTGAGCACTCACCGCAGCTTTTACAAGAGCCGTGGTTTTACCAGTATCACTGTGTCCCAAGAACATATTGATATGTCCAATTGCTGGACCAGGGAGACCGACTGCCTCCAAGAACTCTTTACCCAAATCAAAAAATCGTTGGGGTTTGTATTTTGCTGAAGTAGAGAACTTCTTCTTCAGTGATGTGAAATCATTTTTCTTTAGTGCCATGTTATTTTTTAAATTCGTATTCGTCAGCTCCGACAGTACTTTCAATATAAACCCAATCCTCGTCTTTTACAATATCAATTAGAAATTCATTCGGATTTTCCTTATAAATTTTTTTTGTTCTACAGTCAATTTAAGTTCGTAGTAACGATAAACGGGCGATATTTTTACTATTATTGCCATATTATATATAAAAAAGAAATGGTGCCGACATCGCCGGCACCATCATTTATTTAGAAGGGTAGATCTTCATCAGGATCCGCTCCTGCTTGTGGATCAACCAACTCAGGGGATTTACCACCTCCCATAGAAAGAAGGGCATCATCACCATATACATACTTACCTGTTTCGGAGTTCCAACGTGGTTCTTCACCGCGAGCAATTGCCTCCAAAAACTCTACGGGTTTCTTTGAGTAGACATCCTGCCAAGTCAGTTCATCAGCCAACCACTCTTTCATAACTGATTCACTTTCGTGAAGAATGGAAGGGTCGTCATGCATGATAGTTTGGATTGATGTGTAGTCTTTACCACCAGGTGTCTTTTGCTTTACCAACTGAATGATCAAGTCACGACCTTTTTCAGCCTCGGTAATATCACCTTTTTGTCTCCAAATGGGAATAATTTTATCGAGGATACCCTCGTTTTTGTAGTTGTGTTTAAAACGCCAGAACTTTACACCTTCTTCTTCAGCGTCACGGTCAATGACCTTTACGATGTAAAACTTACGTGATTTGTACTGACGAGCGAGTTCTTTATCAGACTCTTTACCTGTTGCCATAAGTTCTTCATGAACTTCATTCAAAGGTGAATGCTCATTATCATTCTTTCCTGGATCATAGAATTTCTGCCATTTACCACCAACTTGTAGTTCGTGATAGAAGACCTCTACGAAAGGTGATGATCCGTCTTTAGTGGGGAGAATTCGAACTCTTCTTTGACCTTGAGCCTGACCTTGCGGTAGGATACAAGCGAAGTATTTCTTCATTCTTTCTTCCTGTGACATTCTTCCTGAGTTGTCATAGGATTGGGTGTTTTTCTCGTATTGAGCGAGAACTGCGTCAAGTGGACTAGCCATAGTTATAAAAAATTAATTGTTAGACATAAAATATACGCCAAGTTTATTGTTTCGTCAAATCATTCGCCAAATAAAAAGGGTCACAATGTGACCCCTTTAATATAATTCATTTTTATTATAAATCAATTCATTTTGAACTTAGATCCTGTCGGCTCTGCTCCGTAATCATCAAAAGTCTTAGAAATTTCTGAAGGGGTAAATTGTTCAACTTCGTCTGAAGTGAGGACGTATTCATTTTTTCCAGTCTTTTTCATATCCTCTTGTTTGTCATCGAAAAAGTCTGATAATTTTTGATGATAAGGTCCTGAATCAAGACTTCTCAACTCCAACTTCTCCTCAGGAGTTTTGGGTCTATATTTTTCAATTTTACTTTCAATGTCATTTAGTTTCTGAACTAAACCATCCATTTCACTCAATTTAGTTTGTAGTTGGTTCAATTGTTGGAACATTGAATCAAAGTATTGAGTTTGTTTTTGCTCAATAGTTTTTTGAGAGTTTACCAAGTCTGTAATATCTAATTCTCCTGTAGACTCTTCTTCGGTTTCAGTTTCCCCTGTGTCTGAGATTTTTTCTACTTCACTATCTTGAGCAACATCAATTACTTCAGGTTCGGCAGTTGGTGTATCACCAATGGTAGGATCCATTTCGGGTGTTGGCACAGTATCCGCATCAGCCGTTACATCTAAACCCGCTTCGGGTGCCGGAGCGGCTAATGTTTCTTGTTCTGTAATGTATTTGTTAATTGAATTGTGTCTCTTCAATTCTTCCATTATTTTTTTGTCAACGTTATTCATTTCTTATCCGTTTAATAATTGTTTAACTCCATGAGGTGTTTCAACTTGAACTCTTCTGTTTGTTCTCATGGTGTTGTCAACTCTTTCAATAAGACCATCACGATCTCTTACGGTGTAACAATCACCTGTGTCTAAGTCACACACTTCTGTATAACCACCACCTGTGGATTTTTCGGAAAATTTTGTGTTCTTTCCAAGATATGTGTCCAAATGTTTCTTGATGTCCATGTTTTTTTATCTATAAATATCATTAAAAGTTAATAAGTCCTAAAGAAATCGCCTTTTCGACAGCTTCTTCCGCTTGTTTTCCCAAACTTTTGAGTACACTAGTATTGGTTTTTATCCAACTTGTGTATTGTTCAGATGTTTGGAATTTTTTGGTTGGCCACCATTCAGTCCAAAGAATTACTAAACTAGCAATGTAATCTGATTTCGTTGACCAATTTAATTTTGTATTGGTGACCGAACTTGTAGTGTTATATATTGTCTTAAAATAATCGTTAATAAAATCAATTGATTTGTCGAAGGAGTCAAAGACGGCATAAGGTACCGAAATACCGTTAGTTGTTGTTCTACATCCATACTCAGGTCTGAAAAATACTCTTCTTTCACTGTATGAAATCCCACTATATATAGTCCCTCCAAATGGAGTTCCACCCAAGTCATAATCCCAAGTGATGAACTTATTGTCATTATGTCCATTCAGGTATGCTGTAAAAAATACAATCCCTCTGAGATCCTTGTTTGATATTTTGGCTTTAATTTTATTTGACAACTCGCCAAAGGTAATTTCTTTCTTGGTTGTCTCAATGCCCGAGTAATTTCGGTACCTGACATTTGCAACTTGCATATCAGCAACACATCGAGCCGGTGAAGCGGCTTCAAATACTTGATTACTTTTAATTGAATTTCCTACCGATATAACATTATTGGATACCGTTTGTGCATCAGTCTCCTTGAGTCTTTGTACTTGTTGTACTAATTCACCCAACAGATTATTATTTAGACTCAAAAGTTGTTGAGTAATTTTTGGAACTGAAGCAACCGGCATCCTAATTCCTGTGAAATAAGTTTTGAAATCACCAGGTTGTATCACGTGTTCGACAGATTGTACCATGTAAGGTCCGTAGAACATTGGTACGTGTTGTAGGTTAAAATACATTGTAGGTTGGATCATGACATTACCCATGGATTCTACTCGACACTCATAACTTCGTACCTTATAATAATTGTACAGAGACACACTTTGTGATTGAGCTCTTTTACCACCGGCTTGAAGAGCAACATCAGTAATTACTCTATTTGCCTCAGATGTGGCCGCGGCACCATTTTGATCCAACTGAATACTATAGAATATTCCTTGATTTCTTGTTCCAAAATCCACGTTGAATCCAACC